GTTGACCCAAGTATTATAGTCTGCCTCTAATCCCATTAAACAAAACCTGGGATGATTTGTCCTGTTGTTAAGTAAGCACCTAAACCTGCGATGATACCTAGCATTGCTAGTCTACCGTTAAGTTTTTCTGCAACTACTTTTGATTCTTTATCAGACATTAGAATATGCCTGGGATAAGTTGTCCTGTTGTAGCGTATGCGCCAACTGCTGCTACGAAGCCAAGCATTGCTGCCCAACCGTTAAATCTTTCTGCTTCTGGTGTCATGATTGTGTCCTAGATAAATTGAATAAATGTGTCTTTAGAATCCTAAGATGCCAAAGAAAAAGAAACTGCCTGTGGCAATGTATGATATAAGTCCTGTAGTAAAACCGAGCATAGCGAGTCTTCCGTTGATTTTCTCAGCGTTAGGACCGTATCCCTCATATGATTCATCAAGATAAGGAACTGGCTCAGTCGGATACATGTTTTGTCTTCCACCTGATTCGGTTACAGTAGTCATTGTGTTAAGTTATGTAACAATGTATATACTATATATCAAATTGTAAACTTTGTCAAGGGGTGTGTGACACTTTCGTGACTGTCTTTCGTTTTTCTTTTAAGTAATATAACTTATTCTAATGTCTCTCCCATGTCATCATTGAATTGTATATAATCTTCCATGTTTACGTCAGGTGTAAACATCATACCATTATCACCAGTATAGTTTGTTGAATATGTGCCAATACCATCGCTTAAAAAGATAGGTCCAGCCTCCTCTTTCTCATGCTCATGCTTAGGCATCTCGTCTCTAATTGATTTTAGTCCTTGATAGTAATGGAAGAGTAGACTTAGTGTTTCATCTTTCAACTCTTCAGTTTCCAAAGCGTCTTGGAATGCTGCCTTTGCATAGTGGACAGCTTTATCAAAATTTTGGCAGGACATAGTAAGAAAGTTAGTTGTTTTTTATATATGCTTGGACTTCATCGGATGGGTCTAACCACTTTGTGTATTCAAAGTCTTCGATGGCAGTCTCTAATTGCATACCGTTATCACATAGATACATGTCTTTGTATCTGTCTGTGTATTCGTTGTATTTTTGAATGCGATAGTCAGGCATTCCGTTATCAAGAGTCCCTGCTTCGATGTATCGGTAAGGGAATCGCTCTGTGATTACTATAGGTTTCATGTGTGGTTTGAATAACCTTGTCATTATAGCACACTATGTGAAAGAAAACCACCCTGTAATGATAAATTTTTCTGATGTATTGGAAACCACACCTCTGTGGAAGTGAGTCCAATCTGATGGCCATATGACAGTGTATCCTCTCTTAGCAGGCACATACTTGTCTTGATGAAACCACTCTGTGCCTCCGTCAGGCACGTCATTCAAATATGTCATAAACACTAAGTGTCTATAGACATTCCCAGGTGAAGAGTTTGCCCTTTCTGTATGCCACTCTTTGAAACCACCACCCTTAGGATAGTGTTGAAGAGATAGTGGCTCTACTATCTCAAATCTAGATAACTCTGCGAAGGGAAACCTCTCTAGATATTTATTTAATACCTTCTGAAGTGACATCAAATAGTTGTGAATCTCAGGTAAATGTAAGGAAACAGGGACATGTAAGTCTAGTGAATCCTTATAGTCTTTATCAACATACTTATCTCCACCCTCATAGACCATGCCTTCATGACGAGCAAGTATATTTTGATGATGCCAGAAATGATATAGACCTTTGACTACACTCTCTTCAATATAGTCACCCCATATGAAGTCTGACTCTTTCTCACACAGTTTACCTTTGTAGGTTACGATTTCCAATCAACAGTCCTCTCGGTATTCTCTAATAATTATCTTGGGGTCACCCTCATCATCCCAGAGTGTGCGTTTAACTATGTCAGTTTTACCTCTCATATTATATGAGATGATTGTGCGTGGCACATCTGATGTATTATCTTCTGCTTCGTGTGTAATATGTGCAGGAAAAATTACCATGTCACCTTCTTTAACTGGTGGTAGATAGTCTTCTAGTTTCCCGTTCCAAGGATTGTTGAATGGTGAATAGAATTTAGTGGGACTATGTATCTTATCATCATAATCCAAGTAAATTACTGACGACCATCCAGATGCACCATGATTGTGACAACCATGTGACATCCCTTTCAATGCAGTTTGAAACCACATGTCAGTAAATTCTACACGTGTTTTTCCTGTGAAATCCTGTAGGTAAGGAGTGATGATATCAATGACAACATCACTCCAATCAGGAAGTTTATACTTTAACTCTTCATCGAAGAAGTCTGTGTAGACTTGTCCGTTAGATTCAAGCATAGACTCTTGTATGTTTGGTAGTGCCTCTTTGATTTTCTTCTTGGCAATGTGCCAATTCGCAATCTCATAATGTATGAGGGGCACACTAAACATACTAACAACGGTCATCGCATCTCCTGCAACTCACGAATTCTTTCACTGACAACTATAGCGTCATCAATGCGTCCTTCATTAATTAAGGTATGCAGTTGGTCAATAAGTATTTCTACAGCATCCATCAGAAAATCGGAATCTTCTTGATACTCCATTGGGTTTACCTAGGTACAACTTATCTATTATATAGGTGACCTTCCTACTTGTCAACCCCAAAATTCTTGACAAACCACTCTGCGTCCACAACTACTAGAGGTTTCTTACGATTCTTTTTCATGAAGAGTATAGGCTCGTGGTCTCCTGAGTTTGCTTCTGCCTGTGCGTATGCTTCATACACATTCAACTTCTCTACATTCTTACACTCAATACTGAATGGGAATTTCTTTCTGGCATCCCTTGCCATGATTATATCTTCTCCTCCTGCACCCATACTCCTAGATTCAATGTCCTCAGGGTGTACATCACGATGCTCTATGAGCATGTCCCTTACCCATTGCTGAAAGCGTCTGCCCTTTCCTTTAGCACTTTGTGTTTTCAACCTTTATACTTTGTAAATGATAAATTAATTCTTGGCTCGTCTTCAAATAAGATGTCGCCAGACTCCTGCTCAGTTGATGATTGCTCATCATCTAAAGGAGAATCCCATGGTTCTCTTTCCATTATTCGATGACGTCCTTATATGATAGGGATGATGCAGGCTTACTGTATGCTGCCTCAAGATATCTATCTGGGTTTTCCTTGATAGCATCATCTAATTCTGCTGACAACTCCTTAAGTTGTTTTGCTATTTCTTTTATTCTATTGTAATTCATTTAGTATTACCTTAAAGAAAAGGAGACCCTAAGGTCTCCTGTATTATACATGTTATTTCTCTGTTTGTCTAGGGTCAAACAGATTCCAGTGTTTCATGTTGAATGGTTCTAAATATACCCATTTTGCGTAATGGATGCCCCTGTAACAAAGCATTGCGAATACTCTCTCAGGGTCGTGTTTCTCAGGATCATACTCTGGTAAATCTGATGTAGCACCCCAGCTAAAATGGATTTTTAGCATTGTCTTATACCCTCAATGATTGAAGAAGGCGAACCTCTCCATAGATTAAGGTTAAAACAACTGCGATTCCAAGAGAAATTTCTGCAACTACTTGCATACTGCCTCCTTGTTTACTGGGACTCCTCGATACACGAGCTCTTTGTTGTTATTCACGAGTTGCTTAGGACGATTTGTATCGTACTTGACTCCTCTGTATGTGACTTGTGCCATTTGGTTTTCTCCTAAAGTAATTGGGTGGTTTAATTCCCGTTCCTTCAGTCGGCTTTTGCGTCCTTACAATTCAGACCATGTTTCTCACCGAAGTCATAGTATAAATCGATTACTTCCTGTCTATCTTTATCGCTAATGTCTGGATAGACTTTAGCACGATTGACAAGAGTGTCAATGTCTGCACATGATACTGTAATTACAGTAGCAATTAAAGTTTCAATCATAAGGATGAACGATTCCGTTCCGAGTCGGCTTACTTGCGTCCAATGATGTAAGTGTTGCACTCACCTTCAACCTTTGTCCTAAAGTAATCTATAAGATACTCTTGAGCATCAGGTGTGTGATTCGGGTTGCCCAAAATCTCTACCCTCTGGTTATTCCATTCCTGACATGACATTTGCCAATGGTAAGTGTTATGCTCAGAAATGAGAAGTGCTAGTGCTAAACTTTCCATTTGGATGAACGTGTGGACATCATAACATATCCACAACTATTTAGCAATGTTTTGTAACAGAGACCGTATACGGTATCATTTATTACGTTTTTTTCTTCTTGTTGGTTGGTTTGGTAGCCGCTTGTGACGTTTTAAGTCCCTCTTGACCTGTTTCAAAAACTTCAAGTGGTCCTTCATACCATTCATCGGGTCCAGGCCATGAATGCCTCTCCCAATATCCTTTCGTCTGCTCATCCATTTGCTCAGGTATTTTCATAATTTGAAACCACTAAATGTATTCTTGTCAACGTCCTGTTTAATACCACCGACAATATAAGATTCTATCTCTGTCTCTTGTGGAGCATTCTGTTGTCCTTTAGAGTTAAGCCAATGCTCAGTCCAAGGTAAAGGATTATTCCTTGCGGGTATATCATACATGGTTTCTAGTCCGATTGCTTTCATGCGTCTATTGGCAACCCACTCGATGTATTGATGCAATAGTTTTTCGTTAAGACCTATCATGCTACCGTTAGAAAAGAGATAGTTTGCCCAGTCTTTTTCTTCGTTGACTGCGTTGGCAAACATCTGACGCACATTCTCTTTCTCTTCTTGTGCAATCTGTTGCATGTCAGGGTCATCACCCTTCTTCCATTTGTAAAGTATCTTCTGTGTCAACGCAAGGTGTTGTGATTCGTCTCTTGCAATAAGGGATATGATCTTAGCTGACCCTTCCATAAGTTTGAGCTCACCGAATGCGAAAGAGCAAGCAAAGCTAACGTAAAAACGAATACCTTCAAGGATGTTGACATTGGCAATAGCTCTGTAAAGTTTACGTTTGACATCCCTAAGAGTCCACTGTGATGTGG